TTTATGTGAAATGCCCCCATTGCGGAGAACAGGTGTTTTTCCCGCCGGTGGCATTTCGACTTAACCGGTTTTAAGATGTAACGGCGTGTAATAAACGCCTTGCTCTTGACAACTAAAAATTGAATATCCAAGTTTGTACCCCGGAGCCGCTTGATGCGTGACCTTCCCATGTGTCGCTTGATTTGCAGTCCTTGCTCTCAAAGAGAGTGAGACGAATCAATGCGGCCATGGTGGTGAAGGCAGATCAAGCGGCTTTTTTCGCTCATTTGGTTCCAGAAAGGAACTGAATGAGCGTTTTGTTTTGCCGGTCTTCTGCCTGCGAGAGATGCCGAGGCCCTCCGCTTCATCGTTTTTGAAATTTTTAAAATGATGAAACGGAGGACAGAAAATGTCGTATCACAACGACCCATATCGGGTCGATTATTTGAAGATATATCCCTGCTTAAAAGAGCGTCCGGATGTGTTGGAAGTCTTGAAGAAAAGCGACCGCAAGATGAAATACATGGAGGTGGATCTGAAAATCGAACAGCGCAGGAAAAATGCCGAGAATGGTGCGGAGAGTTATGTTTCCAGCAAAGAGGATTCGTTGGAGCGGCTTATATATTCTGCAAAGTGCCAGTTTGCGGACGATGCTGAAGGCGTCGAGGATGCCGTGATCAGGAAAGATAATTTACGCCGTTTACGGGCCGCGCTGGATCAGTTGAGCGAAGAAGAAAGAGTTCTGATCCATGCACTGTTTTTCGACGAGCGCTCAGAGCGTGAGCTGGAAGAAATGATGGGCGTCCATCGAATGACGATCCACAATCGGAAGATCCGTATCTTACAGAAATTGAAAAAGATGCTGAGATGACAAAAAAGTTTGGTGCAAACGGTGTTTTCAACGGCTAATAGAGTGAGAGGGCTTTGAACCTCCCCCCGCTGCTGATAAATCAGCGGCTTTGCTCCTTGAAAAATACCGCCCAGGTCATATCCGGCAACTTGAATACATTAGCTGACGGAGCCAGCGTCAGGCCGAGTGCGCGAAGACCACCTGTGCGGAGAAACTCCGCATCAAAGGACGGCCAAGTAAGGTGCAGAGCGATACCCACTCAGGCCAAGACAGCTTTGGCAAGCTGTCCCCGCCATGATCCCGTCAGCCCACAATGATACTCCTGTACGCAGCTTCGAGAGATCCTCGGAGGGGTGAGAGTCCCGTGATGTGCGCCAGCACAGTTCAAGTTGCCGCCCTGCCTGGGGAAGTAGTGTCGAATACAGGCAAACAAAACCGTAAAGTTCTGGCCGCTCCGGTAATGGGAGCATCTGCTTCCGCTGCCGGAGCGACCACACTCTTGCGGCAGAAGCATGGGAACTGTCTACACCTTTCAATATTCTTATATTCGATTCCTCTTTCCTTTGTCCGATGGCCCCGCTATTCTCTCCTGCCTTTCCCTTCCTTGAACGGTTCCCATGCTTGTGCCGCAGAGATAGTCAAATGTAGAAAGGAGACCAACTATGGACCCCAACATCAGTTACTATGGGATCGTCATCCTGCTCAGAAAACTCCGGGAATGCGGCAGTTTTACCGAAAAAGAACTCAAAAAAATCGCCGCACGGATCGCTGCGGATAGCGGTGTTGAAGTCGTGTTTTTTCTCTGATTTTCTTCATCTTTCAGTAGCTATTTGGATGCAGTTGTGGTAGTGTTTGTGTTACAAAAAAGGAGGTGAGCGGGTGTGGATGAAAAGCGACTGGTAGACGGAACAACAGCACTGGCAGAAAAGCAGCCCCGTGTTATAAAAATCGAACCTACAGAACGGCCTCAAAATGTGCGGCTGCGGGTCGCTGCCTACACTCGTGTCAGCTCAGACTCCGAGGATCAACTCAATTCCTTTGCCGCTCAGAACCGCTACTACACGGAGTTGATCTCAAGCAAGGCCGAATGGCGCATGGTCGACATCTATGCGGACGAGGGGATTACCGGAACTTCGGTGGCTAAACGGGATGACTTTCAGCGGATGATGGCGGACTGCCGTCGAGGCCTGATTGACCAGATTCTTGTCAAGTCCATCTCACGCTTTGCCCGCAACACCAAAGACTGCCTTCAGAACATCCGTGAACTGAAAGAGTTGGGTGTCAATGTCCGATTCGAGCGTGAAGGTATCGATACGGTCAATGTGAGCAGTGAGCTCATCACAGCCATCTACGCTGCCTTCGCCCAAAAAGAGAGCGAGTCCATATCCGGTAATATGCAGTGGAGCTATCAGCGCAGGATGGAGAGCGGCGAATTCAATACCTGTAAAGCCCCGTGGGGATTTCGGCTTGATGGTAGAAAACTCAAAATATGTGAACCAGAAGCAGACATTGTCCAAAGAATTTTCCGTGAGTATTTATCCGGTAAAAATCCTCAAGAAATCGCAGACGACCTAAATGCCAGCTGCCTGACTGAGCGAGTATGGAATTATAAAGCGGTAGATTACATCCTGCAAAACGAACGTTACGCCGGGAATGCGCTTCTGCAAAAGAGGTATACGCCGGATATGCTCTCGAGGCAGCAGAAAACCAATCATGGTGAGCGTGAAATGTATTTTGTGCCAGGGAGCAACGATGCGATCATCTCTCCAGAGATATTTAAACGAGCTCAAGGCCTACGGCAAAAACGCAGTTTAGGAAAAGCACCCGTACACAGCGAGATCATCTCACAAATCCGGTGTATCTGTGGCGCACGGATGCGGTTTAAAAATGTTAACAGCAAATGGTATCTATGCTGCACAAGTCATGACACAAAGGGGGATTGCTTGATCACGCCGATCCGTGAGACTCAGATCCATGCATCCTTCTGCCGTCTGTACTACAAGCTGAAACATCAGAGCATCCCTATTCTGGAACAGATGCTTACAAGTCTCCAGCTGATTCGCAATCGCAGGATGCTCTGGAGTCCTGACATCGTCGCCCTGAATAAAAGAATATCAGATATATCCAGTCAGAATCAGACATTGGCCTTTCTCAAACAGCAGGGCCTTGTTGATCCTGACATTTTTATAGCCAAAACCAATGAGCTGACCAAGCAGCTCCAGCAGGCCAAGCTGGAAAAAGAAAAGCTGATGGATGCCGAGAGCGACATGACCGCCCTGCAAACACGAGACTTGATAGACATCCTGGAAGATGGGCCGGAATTCCTCGACAGCTTTGACGCGGAACTGTTTGCTGAACTCGTTGAGAAAATTATCATAGAGAGCAACGACTCCGTCCGCTTCTGCCTGAAAAATGGGCTGGAGCTGCGGGAGTCCATAGAGAGGACGGTGCGGTGATGGGAAACCGGAAGCAGCCCTTCGGCTACAAGATGTCTCTGGGTAAGATCGTCATACAGGAATCAGAGGCGAAACTTGTGCAGGAGATCTTCCTCCGATATATTGCAGGAGAATCCTTGAATGAGTTGACGGAGTCGCTTCGCCAGCAGGATATCCCATACGATGAGGGACGGCTCTGGAACAAAAATATGGTCGCCCGTATTCTGGCGGACGCACGCTACACCGGAGAAAAAGAATATCCCAAGCTCATAGATAAGGAACAGCTCATCGCGGCAAATGAAAAACGCTCAAACAAGCCTCAACTTCCGAAAAAGACAGAAGCCCAAAAGGTGCTGCGTAGGCTCTGCGGTACACCACCATCTGAGCGGGTGGAACAAAGTGTCACCGACCTGCTCAATGGTCTCGCAAATTACCCGGACCACATACAGCATCGGCGCAGTCCTACGCCAGTCACATATTCCAAAACGCAGGAGGCGCTGGATAATGCTCTGGAGCAGCAGCCAATCGACGAGGATAACGCCAAAGCGCTGATCCTCCGGCTTGCGGCAGAGCAATATGCTACTCTGGGGAATGAAGAATATGAAACAAATCGTCTCCGGCATCTCTTCTCCGCATTCGAATGTGTGGCGGAACTGAACGCAGATCTTCTGAAAAGCACCGTATCCGAGGTGCTGGTGACCCGCCAAAATGTCAAACTGCGATTAAAAAATGGGCAAATCATAGAAAGGAGTGACCTGCAATGAAAGATGATGCCCCGAGAGTGATCAAAATCCCTGCCAAACCGGAAACCACCCGCCAGGCAGAAGCCCGCAGACAGCTCCGGGTGGCAGCTTACTGCCGAGTCTCCACCAAAGAGGAGGACCAGGCAAACAGCTATGAGGTGCAAAAAGAGTACTATACCGATAAAATCATGTCCAACACCGCTTGGACGATGGCCGGCATCTTTGCGGACAAGGGCATCACCGGAACCTCGGCCAAGAAGCGCGAGGACTTCATGCGGATGATCCGGCACTGCCGCCAGAAGAAAATCGATGTCATCCTGACCAAGTCGGTTTCCCGCTTCTCCCGCAACACGGTGGACTGCCTCTATTATATCCGGGCGCTCAAGCAGCTCGGTATCGCGGTCATCTTCGAAAAGGAAAACATCAATTCTCTGGAGGAGGACAGTGAGCTGCGAATCACCCTCTCCGGTGCCTTCGCCCAATCTGAAAGTGAATCTATCTCCGCGAATGTCACATGGGGTAAGCGCCGCGCCATGGAAGCCGGAAAGGTCAGCATCCAATATAAAAAGCTGTACGGCTACCGCAAAGGTGAGGATGGCCAGCCGGAGATCATTCCGGAACAGGCCGAAATCGTCCGATGGCTCTATGAGCGCTATCTCACTGGGGCCAGCCTGCGGATGATCAAAGACGAACTGGAACAGCAAGGCGTCAAGTGCTTCGAGGATTCACCGGAGTGGACCATCTCCCGCATCCGCAGCATCCTGCAGAATGAAAAATACTGCGGTGATGTACTGATGCAGAAGACCTTCCGGCAGGACTTTATCAACCGCAAGGCTATTGGCCAGCTTCCCATGTACCTCATTGAAAATCACCACGAGGGCATTGTCAGCCGTGAAAAGTATGATGCCGTACAGGCGGAGATGGCACGGCGGAATGCAGCAAAGAGCCCCTCCAAGAACGCAGTCACGGGGATGGCCTCCTACGCCAGCAAGTATGCACTCTCGGAACGGCTGGG